GGCTGCCCAGGCCGGTCCAGCCCTTTTCATAGCTGTTCATGTAGGCGTTACGGGCCGACTCCTCGTCAGCGAAGCCCAGCAACACCTTGTGCTCGTCAAAGGCGCCGTCTCGGTTCACCTGGTTGACGACAAACACGCTCAGGCTCTCGGGCATGGGGCCCACGAAAATATCGATGGCATCGCCGTCGGCGCCCTTCGTGCCGTTGATGTAGCCGTAATGGGCCATGCACAGGACTGACCAGGGCTTGCCGTCTTGCTTGCCACGCCGGGACTGAAACATGGGGGTTTCGATGGTTACGCGCATGCCGTGCATGCGTGTGCTGCCTTTGGCGTAGTTGCCCGCGCGGATCTGCTCGGGGGTGGGGCTGGCCTTGGAGCCGGCGCCGAAAGCGCCGGAATGCGCGGCGCTCTGCAGGTTTGAAAACGTGTCACCCATGGGCGTATCGCTCCAATTGAAAGCGCTACGATATCGCCCCCGAGGGCCTTGAATTCCTGGGGCTTTCCGCCCAAACGGCGCCCACAAAAAAGGCGCCACATGGGCGCCTTTTGGGATGCGGAGTTACCGCCGCATCAGATTTCGATTTCCAACTTTTCTACCAGCTCATTGAGCGCGGCAGACGGGCGCAGGCCCTTGGATGCGGCGTAAAGGCGCAGTTTGCGAGCGTTATCCGGGGTGAAATGGATGTTCATACGCTCCACGCCTTCTTTCTCGGTCTTCTTCGGCGGTTCTTCTTTGGCCACTTTGGCGGTCGGGCGGCCTGCTGTTAGCGTAGGTTTGGTCATGTTTCACCTGTCAGTTCGGTATACGTTGGCGCGCGGCCTTTGGAACATCATAAAACACAAAGGCGCCTTGGTGCCATAAGCGCCTTACACACTTAGGCGCCTTAGTGCTTGAGGTTCTTCGACAGCTCCATGATTTCATCCTTGAGCGCGCGCAGCTCGCCCGCGGCGTCACCGCGTGGGAAGGCACTCATCACCGTCCGGCCGTCCAATGCGCACTTCTTGTAGTCTTCAAGGTCATGCAGCCGTGTTTTCAGCACTGGGAAGCCATAACCCGCAAGCCCTTCCTCGGCCATACCGTCCAGAATGGTGCCGTGGGTGGTCTGCGTGATCAGGAAAAACGCTTTCAGGGGCCGTTTGCCACCTTCGCGCGCCTCCATGTTCATCTTGATAAGGTCCACCAGGTCGCTGGTGCCCCACATGGCCAGCGGGGACGGCTCCACGGGAATAATGATGATATCGGCGGCCTTGATGGCGCTGACTGTCAGTTCATTGGCCTTCGACGCGCCGTCGATGATGCGGAACTGCTCTTTCATTGGCGGCACGGATTTATCCAGCACTGGGCGATCCATTCCGACTACGCGAACCTTGAGCGGATACCCGTTATGGATTCCCATCGCCTCATAGTCTCGGGCGGTTCCTTGCGGGTCGGAGTCAACCAACACCACATCATGGCCATCCATAGCCATGACCTCACCGAATCCCACAGAGCTAGTGGTTTTGCCGACACCGCCCTTTTGGTTAAGGAATGCGTAGGTAACGGTGTAGTCGAACGGCGCGGCTTGTGGCGCCTGTTTGGCTGGCTGCTTGGTGGACATGTAACCCCCTTTGGAAATCGTGATTCTGGCTTGAATAGAGGGGCACTATAGCGGGTTGCGCGAATCAATCAATAGCACCCAAAGCACCAAGGCGCCTAAAGCACTATCACACCTAAAGCACTAAGGCGCCTTGACGCCTAAAGCACTAAGGCGCCTTAATACAAAAAAGAAGCCCCGCAATTGCGGGGCTCTTGGACTTGCTGGCGGTTTATCGGCCGGCGACTTGCTCGACAGAATCGGTCAGCGGGGCAGGGCAGTTGCGGTGGCCGTCGTTCGGCCAGAAGCCTGCTGAAGCCATGTTGCACCACATGGCCTGACTCATCATTGCTTGCTCATAGTCACCGCGTCCGGCGGTGCCGAAACCGATGGCCAGGGTGAGCCCGGTGAGGAAAAGGATGGCGCGGTTACGGGTCGGGTGAGCAGTAGAATTTGCGTCGTTCATGGTGGGATTCCTTGTGTCTTCTGGCTGAAGGTTGGAGAGGCAAAATTACCACCCAAATTTCAAAGACACAACAAATCTTATTAAAAACCGTAATATTTGTATTTTATGGGGATCGCATGAAAATCTTGGCATCAATCGGCGGGTACGGCTCCACCGGCGCGGAGGCGGTAACCATTGCGGCGCTTCGTCAGCCTGACGGCATCCTGGCCATCATCCGGCAGGTGAATTACACGGCTGAGCGCAAAGAGGGCATGGCATTCGTGACGAACATGAAGCTCCCCGCCTATGACTGCCTGTTTCTTGAGGAGCATTTGAGCGCCGCTATCCGCTCCTACAAGGAAATGGAAGGGCAAGGCCTGTTGACCTATAGCGATGACAGCATGAAGTTCACGCCGCGGGTGGAAACAGACGGCATCGATGAGAGAGGTCAGAAGTACCGCCTGGACCAAAGCATTAGCAACGGCCAGATGGCGGTGCTGGCGATCGTGCATTTCGTGTCGCGCCAGCAGGCCATCACCAGCACGGCCACGCTGTCGGAACGCATGGCCGGGCTCTACGACATTATGTCGATTTAATCGGCGTTGGCCGCGTAGGGCTCGCCGTATACGTCGTAACCCGCATCGTCCAGGGCACTGTTGCCCTTGCCGGTGACCATGTAGAGCCCATCAGAGGTTTCTACCAGGCCCAGCGCCAGCAGCTCAGCCAGCGCTTCCTGGCTCTTGATATCGTCGTCCTCGGCCGCCGACACGGTGGCAATCCCTACCAGCTCAGTCAGCCCGGCATCGCTCAAGGTGGCGCCGGCGCTGTCGAGCATGCCGATCGCCAGCCGGAACGACTCCGCGTTGCGCTTCTCCAGCTCAGCTTGCTCCAGGTTCCCGGCTTCCAGGTTGATCGGGTAGTTCGTTTCAACCGTCTCCAGGGCGATGCGCAGCACGGCCACGGCGCCACCGGTGCCCACGCTGTCGAGTATTTCGGGCTTCGCCGTCACAATCTCACGGGCAGCGGCATACGCGGCCGCCAGCGTCATTACAGGCAGCTCCTCGCCTGGGGCCGCTGCGTTGTCGGCGCCGGTGCTGTCGGTCATGGCGCCTAGCTGTTGCTGCAGATCCGCCACCGTGGCGCGGCGCTCGGCAATCTGGGTGTCGAGCTGGGCCACGCGCTCAGACAGAACAGTCATCATTTTCGGCGCCGGCGTGGTCATGCCAGGGGGCAGGGCGATCGCCTTGCGGGCCTGGGCCTTCTGGAACGCGGCCTGATTCTTTTCAGCCAGGGCGGCAATCTCGCCCACGGCCTTGGCGGTGTCGTCGTGTGCCTTGATCGGCACCAGCGAGTTGTTGAGCAGCACCTGGTAGATATCGCCGGCGGCGGTCACGCGCAGGGTGACGGCCTGGCCGCTGGCCAGCGTCAAGAAGGCTTCCCGGTAGGTCATGCCGTTGGTGCGTTTGGGCTTGTCGATGAACTCGGTGGCCACAACGGCCTGGCCAGCGCGGATCATCAGTTGTTTGACCTTCTTCAGCGCCGTGGCCGCGCTGGCGGCGCTGGAAAAGTCGAGCGGGTTCGTTGCAGGCATGACATGCCCCCATAGTGTGGATACATGGGGGGCATTGTGCGGCACGGGCGAGGGCTGCCCGGCGGGGCGTTTGCGCGGTTATCCGACCAGCACGTTAGCGGATCCGGACGCACTGTCGCCACAGGTGGCCAGGTCCCCGGCCCGACACACTGGCTTGCCTTGGGCGAACACGGTACCGCTGGCGCCGACCATCACCGGACCGGCATGGGCGCCGGTACCGTGGCCAGTTATGTCAGCCCCTTTGACACCGATCGGAGCGCCGTTGACCAGCACCGTCGGCGCCAGGTTGCCGGTAATCACGCCGCCGGCGCTGTCCATTCCTACACGTACTGCTCCAGGCATAGAGCCCCCTTAGTTGAGTTTGATGGTGCCGGCGAGCGCGGCCAGCTGGGAGCCGGTGAGGGTAAGCGTGGTTCCGCCCACCGCCAGCTTGATCTGGGTACCGGCGTTGATCGTGAAAGTGTCGTCGGCGTTGAGCTCAAAGTTATCGTGATTCCACCGGCGCATACCGACGACGTTGCCAATGTTGGGGTTACGAAAGCCCATGATGATCGGATAACGCGGATCACCCGCCTCGAAGGCCACGTAGACCTCGGCGCCCTCCACCAGGCGAATTTCAGTATTGGTCGAGTCATCACCAATGGGGTACATCACCTGGGCGAGTGGCATCAGGCTGGCGCCGTCGGTATAGGGCGGCACTTCCACGCGCACTTCCCGGCGATCGCGGTCCACACTGCGAATGAAGGCCGCATGTAGGAAATTAGAGGGCATTGACCAGCCTCCCCAGCCAAAGGCGGCTACGGCTCTCTTGGGCGCCTTCCAGGTTTTCGAAAGCATGCAGGGCGGTGATCACAATCAGGCTTTCGCCGGCCACCTGCAGCACGTCACCCGCCTGAATGTGCTGGCACACGTTGCTATCGACAGTCTTGCTGCGCACCAGGACGCTCGATGCGTTGCGCAGGCGGCGCCCGTCAGTGCGCGGCATGTACTCCAGGATGCGCGTCTGGTTGCTCGGGCCCACGACCAGGGCGGCGGCATCGTTGGTGCTGTAGTAGGTCGGCACGTCCTGCAGTTGCAGGTATTCGCTGCTGATCTTGGCCGCACTGTCGATCTGGCCGATGTTGTCTACCGGCACCTGTTTGCCCATGTCCGCCAGACGCATGGCGCTGATACGGCCGCCACGCAGCACCAGGGCGGCGCCTTCCTCCTGCAGGATCTGCACAAGGGGATAGCTCGGGATCTTGCCCCGGAAGCAGGTAAACCGCGGTACCACGAAATCGTTATCTACCTGGGCATAGGCGCCGCACGCCCGAAAGGCGCCGCCGAACGTGGTGTTTTCCTGTACGACGGCCTGTGCCCGCGCGGTGGCAATGCCGGCGCAGCTATACAGCAAGGCCGTTACTTTCATCGCCTGTTGCTGGGAAGTGCCCTGCACCTGGCCAAGGGGTTGCGCCTTGTCGGTCTTGACGATCAAAAACCGCAAGTTCTCCCGGCCAGCCCATACCGAGGCGCCTTCTTTCACCTTCGTCTCTACGCCATCGATCAGCTTTACGGTGAACTCCAAGGTTCGCGGTACCGGCGCCAGGTCCGAACGCAAGCGCCAGGAAATCACCACGTCGGTGGGGAGCATGTCCCCGTCTTCGCGCAGGAATACGTTCATACCGAGTGATTCCAGGTAATCCCGTCGTCAGTGCCGATGCTGCGCACCTGGGCGGTGGTGTCGTCGTGCTGCACCACCTGCACCAGGGGGTAGCCTGGCGGGTTGTGAGTTGTGCCATCGTTAGGTTCACCCTCGGCCGGGGCGTCCAGAACAGGCATGGTGCACTTGAGAATAATGTCCGCGGCCAGGATCTTGACGTTCTTCAGGTCCGTTTTAACGTCCATCCAGTCGATGCGGTTGGTTTCCAGGGTGATCGGCGCCGGAATCTCGTACTCCCCAAAGGCATAGACGGCCTTGAGGTGGCGATTGCTCGGGCGCTTGATGAACGTAGACAACTGAGCGGCCAGGCTTTTCGGTGACGTGCCTTCACTGCCGATAATCACCACCTGCAGGCGCTGGTCCATCATCGAATGCTGGTACCCGTACCACGATCCACCTTCCCGGATCTGCAGCACACGCCTGGCAATGTGATCGCCACCCCAGTCGGCGCCGGTACCCATAAAATTCTCATCAACTGCCATCAACACGATCGGAAACATCGCGTTGGCGCCTTCTGGCCCGTTCACGTTCTTGCGGTAGGCCGCCAGCATGTCCTGGGCGGCATCGATAATGCGCGACGGCGCCCACATGACGGCCTGGCTGAAAGGCTTCTGGCGGTACAGCTCCACGGCTTTGGTGTTGGCGTAGAGTTCATCAAACCAGCGGTTCATGTACTGGCCCCAGGCCGCGCGGATCTGGTCAAAGCTACCGTTTAGGTTCTGCGACATGGCTTACTGGCCTTCCTGCTCGTTCTCAGCGACGTTTGCCGCTTGTTCGGGCTCATCTTGCACCAGGGCATCAAGCGCTTCTTGGGCGTCCTTTGCGGCATCTTCAGCCAAGCGCGCTTGCTCGGCCGCCAGCATCAAATCGGCCAGGCTAAAGTCAGCGCCGTGCTTGAGCCGGTGCAGCAAGCGATACATCCGCAGCATCAATTGTTCGGTAGGCCACGACGTAAGGGTCAGGCCGGCCAGAATTTCCGCGTCCATGTTGGCGCGCACGAACCCCAGCGGATACCAACCATCCTCGGTGGCCACCATTTCTTCGAACTTGCTCATGTCGGCGCCGACCAGGGACGCGCCGTCTACGATCGCGTGGGTGAGCTTGTTGCGGTAGAGCCGCGTCACCGGGGCCTGGCCAGCGGCCTGGCGTTCCTGGTCGATGGGGTAGCTTTGGCCAAGGGTCAGAATCGCCCGATCGAGCATCACCTTGTCGCTGATACTCAGCTCAAAGGCCTGGGGCTGGGTTTGGTTGTAGGCGGCCAGCATGGCGTCGGCGTTAGCGTACCCGGACCACAGGGCGAAATTGAGCAGACTTTGCAGGTTGATCATGACGGCATCCAGTCAATGCGGCGCCCCGTAGGGCGCCTGGGAGAGGGTTAGGCAATAACGAACGGGGTCGCCGGCGCTTCTGGCCAGGTCACCGCCGCCGGGTATCCTTCTTGGGCTTCGAGCTGGGAGAGCTTCACCCGGTAGATCCGCCAGGCCTTTTGCTCGGCCTCAATCGCGGGCTTGGCGGCCAGCTCCTCCGCGGTGGCCATGTCCAGCTCAATGGCATCCGCCAGGGTCGCCAGGCGAGTGTCCAGCGCCGTGATGCGATCGGTAGCCTCCCGGGCCGAGGCTTCACGCCGGGCGGTGACCGCCACGGACACCTCCCAGGCGTCTGGCTCCGCGATATCGCCATACCAGCCTTCCAGGGCGTCCGCGTAGATCGCTCTGCCATGGTCCGCGGTATCATCCGGAGAGGCGGTGAAAGGCATTTCCCCCACGGTGTCGGCCGTCTCCTCAAACACCACCAGCAGGTTGATGGCGGTGCGTTCCACGTTCCAGCTTGGCGCGCGGCCAGATTTCACAGTCAGCATTAAGCGATCCTCAAGAAAAGAGTGGTGCCTTTATCGTTTGCGTCTGCCGAGGCGGTGCCCATGCAACGCCAGGTTCCAACACCAGGTGAGCCACCGTTACGCACCACGTCTTCGGTGTTCGCATAGGTGAGGTAGGCGCCCCCAACAAGCTGGCCAGGGCTCAAAGCGCCCCCGGTGCGGTTGGTCATCAGCGCGTAGGTTCCAAGGCCACCGGTGGCGCCTGCATAGTTGGCGTAGTCGTAGCCAATGTTGCTTCGTGCGGTGAAGTTGTTGCCCAGGTAGGTCGAGAAGTAGCCGCCCCAAAGGGAGCCGTACAGGTTGCCGTCCGTGCCAAGCCAGGTATTACCGTTGTTCGCGTAGACAGTGCCTGCGGCGATGATGGCGTTGCCCGCGTTGATGTTGTTGCCCGCGGTGAGGTTGACCGCGCCGACGGTGCCGCTCGATGTCAATCCGCCTACAGTGGCTATGCCAGGGGTGTAGAAACTGGCACCCTGGACAGCGCCGGTAGCCAGGAGATAACCGCCAGCGGTGACGTTGCCGGCTGCGGACATGCTGGCGTTCGACGTCACGTTCCCGGCCGCACCAACAGCGCCGTCCGTGACGATGTTCCCAGTGGAATAAATCGTGGTGCCTACGCTGAGAGAAGCCCCGACAGACATTGCGCCGGCCGCTGCAACACTCGCAGCCGAGAACGTGCCGTTTACCGCCGCGCTTCCATTCCGGAACCATGCCCAGGCGCTGGTCAACGAGGCTGCAGAGTTTACGGCGAAGGTCGAACCGTCAGCGTTGCCAAAGTAGACCGAACCGGACGTGGTTTGCGCCTGGTAGAAACTGTTTGTGGCAGCGTTGTCACAGTAGGCATTGAAGCTAACAGCGCCGCCGCCTTTGCGCGTGACGGTACCGGTAGCGGACAGCGTACCAGTGATGGCGGCCCCTGCCGCGAAGGTCGCAGCAGCAGCGAACGCAGCAGCCCCGCCGACGTTCAGGGTCGAATCAAGGGTTACAGCGCCGGTCGCCTTCAGCGTGGTGTCAAAGGTCGCCCCGCCGTTCACTTTCAGGGTCGAACCAAGGGTCGTCGCGCCGGTTGCTTGCAGAGTCGATCCGAAGTTTGCCGCGCCCTGCGCTACCAGGGTCGAATCCAGTGTTGTCGCGCCTGTCGCCTTCAGGGTCGCCAGTGTCGAAAGGCCGGCCACGTTCAAGGTGGCGCTCATTGTCACGGCGCCAGTTGCTTTCAGCGTGGTGTCAAAAGTTACAGCGCCTGCCACGTTCAAGGTCGATGCAAGTGCGGCAGCACCGGTTACGTTCAGCGTGGAATCAAGCGTTGCGGCGCCGGTCGCTTCCAGCGCGCCAGCCACGACCACCTTAGACGCGGTAGCCGTCATCACCGAGTTTGCCGCTGTCGTTCCGACCACCCCGAGGGACGCTGTGAGGGTGATATCTGCGGCCGAGTAGAACGAAAGCTGTCGGTTGCCCGCTACAGTGTTCTGGTAGCCCAGGTCGATGTATTGGTTAGCCCGCACGGAGCTACCAAACAAGGAAATGCCCGATACGTCCAGGCCACCGTCGACGTCCAGAAGTCCGACGAGGTTCGTGGTGCCGTTGACTTCCAGGGCCACGCCAGCCGCTGGCAGGGTTGTATCCGTGCCGCCGATGATGGTTTGGCCGCGAATGTAGTTCGGTGCCGATCCCTGCATGTACAGGTTCCAGCGGTTCACGCCGGCCCGGGCAGTCAAACGACCATCGAACGCATACGCCGTCAGGATGTTCACGTTGCTGTAATCGTAACCACGGAATCGGGTGGCGATGGTCACGGTCGTGCCCGTGTTCACGGTCACAGAGTTTGCCCAGAAGTCCACCCAGTCTGGGCACGTCCAGGCCGTAGTACCGTCGCCAATGGTGCTTTCTACGCCGAAGCCGATACCCCGAGTGGCAGCGTCTACACCTATGTTGTGGTAGGCAATTGCGCCAATTTGGGTAGTGCCGCTCAGGTTTTTGTTACCGGCCGTGTTGTAGCCCAAAGTCAGAAGGCGCGATTGGTTGACGGTGGCGCCCCCCACCGAGGCATGACCGGCCGAGTTGAAGTTGACCAGGTTCTGTGTCCACACGCCCGCGCCGTCGTCTACGTCCAGGCGCAAGATCGCACCGTCTGCACGCAAGCGCATGCTGAGTGTGTTCGTGGTCCTGTCTACAAAAGTGATGGCCGGGGCGTAGTTGGCAATGGTGATCCCGCCGTCACCATTGTTGAGGTTGTTGGCGAGGAAAATACCGGCATTGGTGTAATCGACAGCCGTTGACGCTGCGTCGTTGTAGACCTCCAGCTTCGCGTTGATCCGAACGGCGGCGCTGAAAATGGTTTGCCCGATAAAGGTGGTCAGCGCCTTGAACGTTGCCACGCCGGCCGCGATGAAACCATTGTTTGTCTGGAAATCGCCGTTCTTGACGGACGCCAACCCCAAGTCGCCGTCGAAAAATACTTCGCTGGTGACAGTCCCGGCTGAATTGCGCGCACCAATGTTGGCAAGGCCGCCGCCCACCGAGCTAAACCAAGCGCTGATAGCCGCAAGAATCCGACCGCCGTCAAAGTTGGTCGTTAACGATGGGGTCTTAGCCTGGATCGTCATAACCTGCGTGTTCACTGCAGGTGTTTCGAGCAGGTCGGTACGCACATAGGTCGTATAAGGCAGCCCGCCGTCGCGGATCACGCCTTGCCGGTAGTTGGTCACCAGGTCGCCTGTCGTGCTCAGGGTGCCAGTTACCGCCGCGCCCGCGCGGAATACGCCCTGGCCATAAGCTGTGAACTTGCTGTCACTGCCAAAAACAGCGGCGAGCGAAGGATTCGTGCTCCCGACCGGGGTTGTCAGAACACGGACCTCACCAGCCGACGACGTGGCTTTAGCGTCCTCCGCGGTGTAGAAGTCGATCCGACCGGTTTGTTGGTACTGCGCGCCATCGCTGGCGGCACCGAGAAGGGAAAAGACAGCGCTCCCGGTCGGTACCATGGCATGAACGCCAGGGGCGCCCCTGGAACGAGTGCCGACGATGCTTGGCGCATAGTCGTAGGTGCTGTAGGCGTAGCCCTGAAGGGCCAGCGTACAGCCTTGGTTACCCGCGTTGTCAGTCAGGCGAATTTTCGGCGCAATGGCCACGCCCGAACCGCGGTAGTTGGCGCCGGGAACTAGCGTGGTGTCGCTGAAGTTGCTGGTGAGCGTGCCGGAGAGGCCGTTGGTGCCTTTCAGCAATACATCGATCAGGGAGTTGATATTGACGTTATCGCCGCCGCTGGCCAGCTCCACCCATGGCCCCCAGGTGGTCGCGGTGGCAGCCTTCTGCACAAAGCGTTTTTCGGCGTAATGGAATTCGCGGCTGGTGGCGTTGATAGCAGAGCTTACGTTTGTCCAGCCACCCATAACGTGCAGGGTGCCCCACGCGTTGGTGGTAGGCATGCCAGGGACGCCAAGCACGTAGCCGTCTGCCAGGCCCATGTTTAGGCCGGTACCCATAACATCCGTCGGTGTTCCCGAAACATAGATGGTGGTCCGCAAATCCGCGCTCTGGCCCAAACCG